CCAAGAAGTACAAGGCGGCAGGCGGGGGTTACCGAGATTGAAAGCGCCCCAGCAGTCATTGAAGGCTTGGGGCGACCAGAAATGGAGAACCAAAAGTGGTAAACCGTCTAGTAAAACTGGTGAGCGATACCTTCCAGAAGCTGCGATCAAAAGTCTCAGCCCTTCTGAGTACGCTGCGACAACTCGTGCGAAACGTGCGGGGAAAGCCGCCGGAAAACAATTCGTAGCCCAGCCCAAAGGCATAGCTAAGAAAACAGCGAGGTTTCGATAATGGCAACCACCTCCGGCGCTTCCGCGTTTAACCTTGACCTGTCTGAATTGGTCGAGGAGGCTTTTGAGCGGGCCGGTTCGGAGATGCGCACGGGCTACGACTTGCGTACGGCTCGTCGCAGTTTAAACATCATGTTTGCCGACTGGGCAAACCGTGGCATCAACTTGTGGACGATCGAGCAGGGCACGATTGATCTGGTTCAAGGCCAGAACACCTATGCCTTGCCCACCGACACGGTGGATCTGATTGAGCATGTCATCCGCACGGGCGCAAACGTAGCAGCTACTCAAGCCGACCTGACCATCACGCGTATTAGTGTTTCTACTTACGCCACGCTGCCCAACAAGCTGCAACAAGCCCGCCCGATTCAGGTCTGGGTTCAGCGCTACAACGGCCAGCAAAGCCCGACGGGCCTGACGCTAAACGGCACCATCAACTCGTCGGCAACCCAGATCACCCTGAACTCCGTGGTGGGCTTGCCCGCTGCCGGGTTCGTGAAGATTGATTCTGAGATCATCAACTACGGGTACATCGACGGCAACACGCTGTACAACTGCTTCCGCGCACAGGCCAACACGACGGCTGCGTCGCATACCACCGGTGCCTCGGTTTACTGGCAGCAGCTTCCGGCGGTCACGGTGTGGCCCACCCCGGACAACGCCCAGAGCTACCAGTTTGTGTACTGGCGGCTTCGTCGCACGCAAGATGCGGGCGGCGGTGTAAACGTCATGGATGTCCCGTTCCGGTTTATCCCATGCATGGCAGCGGGTCTGGCCTACTATATTGCCACTAAAGTAACAGGCGGCATGGAGCGTTTGCCCGTCCTGAAGGCTCAATACGATGAGGCTTGGGAGCTTGCGGCGCAGGAAGACCACGAGAAGGCTCCGATCCGGTTCGTGCCCCGCCAGCAGTTCATTGGGAGCACGTATTAATGGGCAATAGGTTTGCCAGCGGCAAGTATGCAATTGCCCAGTGCGACCGCTGCGATCAGCGGTTCAAACTGTCGTTGCTGCGCCGTGAGGTAGTCAAGACCAAGAACTATGAGTTGTTGGTCTGCCCGGAGTGCTGGGACCCCGATCAGCCGCAGTTGCAGTTGGGCATGTATCCTGTGGACGACCCACAGGGCCTGAGAAATCCTCGCCCGGACCGCAGCTACAGGCTGTCTGGCACAAGTGGTTTGCAGATCACGACTGGCGGAGGACCGAATGGTACTGGATCAGTCGAGCAGGGCAGTCGCATCTTTCAATGGGGCTGGGCTCCGGTAGGTGGTAGTAAGTTTTTTGATGCCGCTTTGACCCCTAACAACTTGGTTTTATCTGTGCAATTGGGTACAGTATCGGTATCCACGACGTAAGGAGTGAACATGGACGCGAAGAAAGCCGTGCGAAAGCACGAACAGAATATGCACCCCGGCCAGAAGCCGACCAAACTGAAGGCTGGCGGCAAGACCAACGCTGACATGCTCAAGTACGGGCGCAACATGGCCAAGGTCATGAACCAGCGCAGCCCCGGTCGCAAGGGAGGCTGACATGCATAGCCAAGACGAATTCAAATATTTCCCGGCGGATACTAAAGACCCCATCGGGAAATACATTCAGCCCAAGGTGTATCCGTCGGTTGTAGTGGGTGAAGAGCCCGCCAAAGAGACGATGCGCAAGGCCAACGTGTCTGTGGCAAATACCCGCAGCAACGACTACCCTCCGACCAAAACCAGCGGCACGCAAATGCGTGGTGGTGGCGCGGCCACGAAGGGTAAGATGTCTCGCGGCCCGATGGCGTAATATGAACTACACCGAGTTGACCGCTGCAATCTGCGATTACACGCAGAACTTTGAATCGGACTTTGTTGCGAACATCCCGTTGTTCGTGCAGCAGGCCGAGCAGCGCATCTACAACACGGTGCAGTTCCCCTCGCTTCGCAAGAACGTCACGGGGTCCGCGTCTGCCAACAACAAATATCTGTCTTGCCCGACGGACTTCCTGTCCGTGTATTCGATGGCGGTTGTAACAGGTGTTACAGGCGGAGACATCAATACCGGCACGTATGAGTACCTGTTGAACAAGGATGTGAACTTCATCCGGCAGGCGTACCCATCTCCGAACGACACGGGGACTCCCAAGTATTACGCGCTGTTTGGCCCGACGGTGGCAGGTGCAACAATCTCTGACGAACTGAGCTTCATCCTTGGCCCCACGCCGGATGCGGCGTACAACGTCGAGCTGCATTACTACTACTACCCTGAGTCGATTTCCGTGGCTGCGGATGGTCGCACTTGGCTGGGTGATAACTTTGAGACGGTGCTGTTGTACGGCTCTTTGATTGAGGCGTACACATTCATGAAGGGCGAGGCGGACATGCTGGCCCTGTACGACGGCAAATACAAAGAGGCGTTGGCTCTGGCCTCTCGTCTGGGCAACGGCCTGGAGCGCAGCGACGCATATCGTAGTGGTCAGGCTCGTTTGATGCCTTTGCCGCAAAATAGCGGGGTCCAGTGATGGCGTTTACGGGTAACTATTCCTGCAACACGCTGCGGTCTGGTCTTGCCAACGGCACGATCAACTTCGCGTCCGACACGTTCTATCTGGCGTTGTACACCAATGCGGCTACACTTGACCAAACTACCACTGCTTACACCACGACGGGTGAGGCATCGGGCGGCAATTATGTTGCTGCTGGCCAGATTGTCACGGCTACGGTTTCATCGGAGACGACCACGACGGGCAGCATCACGTATGTGAACTTCTCGTCCCCTGCGTGGACCGGCGTGATCACGGCGCGTGGCACTTTGATCTACACGCCCGGTGATAACGGGGCTGTATGCGTGCTGGACTTTGGCTCGGACAAAACCTCCACCACTTCTTTCACTGTGCAGATGCCGGCCAACACCGCAACTTCTGCTTTAATTCGGCTTGTTTAAGGAGCAATCATGCAAAAAGAGCTTTCCAACTTTGGCGATCATGCACAGGTGACCATGCAGTCCAACGTCGTTGGCGCTGAGTCTGTTGGGATTGAAGGCCACTACCATGTGGTGTGCCATGACGCTGATGGCAACATCAAGTGGGAAGAGAAGTTCCCCAATCTGGTCAACGCTGTTGGTAAAGAACTGATGCTGGACACCCTGCTGTCTGGTACGTCCTACACCACTGTGGGTCCGTTCCTTGGTCTGATCTCTGGCGCAAGCCCGACGTTTGCTGCTGCTGACACGATGGCTTCGCATGGCGGCTGGACTGAGTTCACCAACTACACTGTGGGTGGTTCGGCTGTGCGGGGCACGGCATCGTTTAGCGCTGCAACCTCGACGGGTACCACGCCTACCAACGTGACGACCAAGACCGCTACTGCGATCACCTACACCATTACGGGTGGCGGTGGCACGGTGGGTGGTTGCTTCTTGGTGACTGGCTCTGGCGCATCTTCGACGCAGAGCAACACCTCGGGCACGCTGTATAGCGCAGGCGCTTTTGCCGTAGCAAAGGTCACCACGGCTGGCGACACCGTTAGCGTTACCTACAGCACGACCGCAACCTCCTAAATAAAGGAGTCTTAAATGGCTCTGGTCCTTGCAAACCGTGTCCAAGAATCGGCCACGGCGAATACGACTGTAAGCTTCACGCTGACTGGCGCGGTTGCGGGCTTTCAGACGTTTGCCGTTATCGGCGACACCAACACCACCTACTACTCGGCCACCGATACGTCGGGTAACTGGGAGGTGGGTCTTGGCACGTACTCCACGAGCGGCCCCACGCTGACCAGAACGACCATCTACGCCTCCAGCAACTCTGGCAGCGCGGAGACCTTTGTCGATCCAGTCAGCGTCTTCGTCACCTACCCGTCGGGCAAGTCGGTCAATCTGGATGGCAGCGGCAACGTTTCTGCGCTGGGGACTGTGGCTTCCGGTACGTGGCAGGGTTCGACCATTGGTGTGGCATATGGCGGCACTGGGGTCACGGCATCGTCTGGTGCCAACTCTGTGGTGCTGCGTGATGCAGACCAGAACATCACGGCCAACCGGGTTAACCAATCAAACACAAACACCACGGCTGCCGGTGGCACCACGG